ACACCGATTGCGATGGATTTTCTGAAGTGTCTCGATATTACGAAGAGCTTGGGGATGATCTCGGAAGGCACGAACGCATGGCTGAAGCTATGTACGAGTGCTAATCGGATACATCATCACTGCTCAGTAGCTACAAACACACACAGATGTGCACACCGTAAACCCAATCTTGGACAGGTAAAAAGTGACCCAGAATTCCGAAAACTATTCCAAGCATCCCCTGGTCAAGTTATGGTGGGTGCCGATCTTAGCGGTATCGAGCTTCGGATGCTCGCACATTACCTCGCTAAATATGATGAGGGACGCTACGCGGACGTACTCCTCAATGGAGACATCCATCAAGTCAACGCAGACCGAATTGGAATCAGCCGCCGCCAAGTTAAAACAGTCACTTATGCCTTCCTCTACGGTGCAGGTGACGCCAAAATCGGACATTCCTTTGACTCTTCCCTAAATGATCGCAATGCGAAACTACACGGCAAGGAGATCAGGCAGGCGTTTGTTTCTGCTATTGATGGACTTGCGGAACTTCTTGAGGCAATCAAAACGGCGTCTGAGAAGGGCTTTGTTCGATCAATAGACAAACGAAAGATTGCCGTTGACAGCCCTCACAAAGCTTTGAACTACCTGCTCCAGTCAGGAGCTGGTGTAATTGCAAAGCGTTGGATGGCAATCAACCACGAAAACACCAAAGAGTTGTGTTGTTCACAGCTCGCTTTTATACATGACGAATTACAATTCGAGTGCGACCCAGTGGACGCAGACGCGGTATCAGCATCCCTGGTACAAAGCGCTCAAGCGGCTGGAGAGTACTATTCACTACGCCTCCCAATCAGTGCAGAAGCAAAGCAAGGGAGGGACTGGTCGGAGGTCCATTGATGAAACTACTCATTGACGCCGACTATATCGTTTACAAGTCTTGCGCCGGAGCTGAAGACGAGATTGACTTCGGAGATGATGTCATCTTGGTTGTTAGTAAGTTTTCAGAGGCACTATCTAATGTACAGCGTGAGCTGAGCAAGATCAAGACAAACTTCATGTGGGACGTACCAGAGATGGTATTGTTCTTCAGTGACTCTAAAAATTTTCGGAAAAAAATTTACCCCGATTACAAGGGTCATCGAAATAGAAAAAAGCCCTGCGGTTATCGCCGCGTAATCACAGAACTGAGTAAGCAGTACGAAGTTATCAGGATGCCTGAGCTTGAAGCTGATGATGCCATGGGTATCTACGCTACAGCTAACCCAGGTAACATCATCGTGTCTCCGGACAAGGACATGCGACAGATCCCTGGACGCTTGTACAATCTTGACGAAGTGATAGACATCACGCCGGAAGAGGGTATGAAGTGGCACCTGATCCAGACGCTTGCCGGTGATCAGACTGATGGTTACAGTGGCGTCCCTGGCATTGGTATCAAACGTGCTGTAGCTCTGTTTGAAGAGAGCGGGTACACGTGGGAGACTGTTGTCAAGGCGTTCGCAGACAAAGGTCTAGACGAAGAAGTTGCTTTGACAAATGCCAGACTCGCACGAATTCTCACACACGAAGATTTTGACCAACGCAAACAACAGGTCATACGATGGACTCCCGCCACCGCCAGTGACAGAACTGACAATGGAGCAGGACCTCAAGATCAGACGCCTCAAGGACCTACTACCTGAGGCTGACAAGGATGACATCATCACGTTGTTCATCGCACTACAACGGCAGAACTTCTGCCTTGCCAATACAGTTTCCAACCTAGTTAAGGAATGGATCACAAGTCACCCGCCCATTACACCCGAGGATCCATAGAAGTCTGGGACTTCATACGGGATCAAGAACTTAACTATCACCTTGGTAATGCTATTAAATATATTTGCAGAGCCGGTTTCAAGGGTGATAACACAAAGGCTAAAGACCTTAAAAAAGCTATCCACTATCTTGAGAATGAACTCCTACATACACACGAGCCTGATGGATCAGGCGGAACAGTTCCGCTCCGCATACTCACTGACGACTGGGAAGGACCGACGGAGTGGTCAGAAAGCTTTGATCGATGAAGAATGGTCAGAGTTTCACGAAGCCTATCACATGAAGGATGAGTGTGAACAATTGAAGGAGCTGGCTGACCTGGTGTATGTTTGCTACCAGTTTGCTGCCTCTCAAGAATGGGATCTCGATGAAGCAATGCATCGTGTCCACAAATCAAACATGTCCAAGCTCGGAGAGGATGGAAAACCTTTGTACCGAGTAGATGGTAAGGTCATGAAAGGACCTAACTATCAGCCACCGAAATTGAACGACCTTATTATCGAATGACCACCTCATACATCGCACGCACCGGTCGAGTCCAGTCTTGGATCGACGACCCTACCTCCCGGTTGCCTGTCAGCTGCACTGTTTTTACCGTAGAAGATTCTATCGAGGGAGAAAATGGCATTGAAGCATCCTGGAAATTTGTATCACATGCTCTACGTTTCGGAGCAGGTTGCGCGGTCCACTTGTCGAAACTGCGACCCAAAGGAACAGAAAATGACAAAGGGTTGGTTGCATCTGGACCAGTCTCCTTTGCAAAAATTTACTCAACGCTAAATGAAATCCTTCGTCGCGGCGGTGTGTACAAGAACGGTGCTGTGGTGGCTCACCTGGATCTTAGCCATCCTGATGCACTTGAATTTATACAAACTCCTCGCCATGAGCTACCCTGGATCAAGCGATGCATCAACATCAAGCCGGAGTGGTGGGAGGCTTGCACGTTTAAAGAGGAACTCCTTTATGGCATCAAATCAGGTGACATCTGGCTCAACAAAGTAAAGTATGACAATGAAGGAAACCGAATCCGAGGTAACGTCTGCCTTGAAGTTTACCTGCCATCACGAGGCACTTGCTTGCTACAGCATGTCGCTCTTGGTGCCTGTGAATTCGACGACATCCCGCGAGCTTTTGCTGAAGGTATGTCCGAGCTGTGCAGCCTCCATGGCAAAACAGGTGTTGGAGAAAGCGGTGAGTACCTCCCTTCAGAAACCGACCGACAGGTTGGGCTGGGACTACTCGGACTTGCTAACCTACTACGGCGGTACGGAGTAACCTATGAGCAGTTCGGGCTTGCTCTGGACCAGTACAATGCAGGAGAAGTGGTACGCACACCAGCCTATGAACTGGTCTCCCAGTTTGACGCTGGTATTAAAGCTGCCGCCGAAATTGCTCGCGCTGCTGGTATGGTTCGAGCCTTTGCTATCGCACCCACTGCCTCCTGCAGTTATCGAAGCCGAGATCTGGATGGCTATACTCAAGCACCAGAGATCGCACCACCCATCAGCCGGACGGTAGACCGCGACAGCGGTACGTTCGGAGTACAAACATATGAATATGGCGACGTAGAGATCGCCGCAGAAGTTGGTTGGGACAACTACAAGCGTGTTGCCGATGGCATCATGACGTTGCTCAACAACACGGGACTTCTTCACGGGTATAGCTTCAACAGTTGGAGTGATGTTGTCACATATGACAACGCCTTTATCGAAGAGTGGTTGGAATCTCCTCAAACCTCCCTTTATTATAGTCTGCAAGTCATGGGCGATACACAAGATAAGTCTGATGTTTATGCAGCTATCAAGGAAGACGTCGATGAGTATCTTGCAGACATTCTGAATGAAGAACTCACTTGTGACTGTCAAGAATGAACCCTTATCAAAAATTACTCAATCGAAAAAGAAAATGGACACCGGTCAAGATGACTGCCGGTACCTGCAAAGAAGGTGCGGAAGCGACGATTTACCGTGCACTTGCCTTGCGACACATGGAACTGCCTGTGGGAGATTTTATTACTGATGCTCTCTCCACTGAAGTTCCAGATCTTGCGCGGGAAATACTCCACTCTAACGTTAAAGACGAAGAGAACCACGACGTCGCTCTTGGTTACGTCGCCTCTGCTTACGGCGTTGATGAGAAAGCTGAGGCGGAAGCCCTTAGGCTTAAAGCCGCTTGGGAGGCACATCCAGATCACACGATCACCAAAGCATTGGTTGCCGAGCGTGCAATCTTCTTCGTTCTTCTACCATTCTTCCGCTTTAATGGTGACGCTGGCATGAGGACAATTTCAGCGGACATCAGCCGAGACGAACAAGTCCATGTGGCGGTGAACTCACTGGTACACACCGAGCTGGGCTACAACATCAGCCCTTCTCTGGACAAGCTGCGCAAGGCTACAATCAACTGGGTCATGCAGCCACTCGGTAACCATGCCGATAAATATTTGGACAAAAAATTTTGGCTCGATTCTAGTGACCGCCTGATGTATGAAGGCAAGGCACCAGAACTTGCCGCCACCCGTGCAGCGCGTATGCCTGCTTTCTTTGAACATGCAAATACAAACCTCCCACAGTACGCTTAACATTGGCTTGACTGTGGATGCTCTAGTCAGTGAACTAGAGGACAGATTTCCGCTGACCAATCCCGGTCCCGCTGATCAGATCAATTCGATTATGTATCAAGCCGGTCAGCGCAGTGTTGTGGACTGGATAAATTCACGTATTACAAACGAGGAACTTTAACCATGGGTGATGGTGGAGCAGCAAAAAGAGCACGCAAACGAGCACAGAGAGATGCAGCTCGTTATGAAAGACAGATGCGTGAGCAAGAGGCAGCAAACCAAAAGAGACTTGCTGAGATTCAATCACAGAATCAACGGCAACAGGCTGCAATAGAACAGACTATGCAGGCTAACGTTCGGGAACTGACCCGAGAACCTACGACTATCAAACGTAAAAAACGTAAGACACGTGGTAGTGGAGGAGTTGGTCGTGATCGACTTCGCATTGCAATGGAACAAAAAGGATCTTCTACTAACCTGGGCTAATGAACGCACGTAGTAGGTACGATCATCTAAGCAGTCACCGCAATCACTTTCTTGACATTGCAGTTGAGTGTTCTGAATTGACCCTACCGTATCTTATCCAACGTGATGAGTTACGTCCTTCTCATAAAAATCTACGTCAACCTTGGCAAAGTGTAGGCAGTAAAGCAGTTGTGACTTTGGCATCTAAACTGATGCTGGCGCTGCTGCCGCCTCAGACTTCTTTCTTTAAGCTGCAGATTCGTGACGACAAGCTCGGCACTGAACTGCCTGCTGAGATCCGGTCTGAACTTGACCTAAGCTTTGCTAAGATGGAACGCATGGTGATGGACTCGATCGCTTCTTCTAGTGATCGGGTTGCTGTTCACCAAGCTATCAAACACCTGGTGGTTGGTGGTAATGCGCTGATGTTTATGGGTAAGAACGGGATCAAACACTATCCGCTCAACCGCTACGTCGTAGAACGTGATGGTAACGGTAACGTAATTGAGATCGTAACCAAAGAACTTATCAACAAACAACTCCTACCAAAGGAGTTCCAAGAACTTAAAAAAGAACAGAGTGTTGGTACCCGCTATGGTTCTAACACTGATGACGTTGAGATCTATACTCACGTCAAGCTAGACAACAATCGTTGGGTCTGGCACCAAGAGGCTTTCGACAAAGTCATTCCAAACACTGACGGCAAGTCACCGAAGGATGCTAACCCTTGGTTGGTACTCCGGTTCAACTCTGTTGATGGTGAAAACTATGGTCGTGGACGTGTTGAAGAATTCTTGGGCGACCTTAAGTCACTCAACGCTCTGTCACAAGCCATGGTAGAAGGCTCTGCAAGCGCCGCTAAGGTGGTCTTTGTGGTCAGCCCATCCTCTACCACTAAACCACAGACCATCGCCCAGGCAGGCAACGGCGCTATCGTACAAGGACGACCTGAGGACATCGGTGTCATCCAAGTCGGTAAGACTGCTGACTTCTCTACAGCTCTGCAGATGATGCAGACCCTTGAACGTCGCATCCTTGAAGCGTTCCTTGTCTTGACTGTGCGTCAATCTGAACGCACTACTGCTGAAGAGGTACGCCTCACTCAGCTCGAACTGGAACAACAACTTGGCGGGCTATTCTCCCTGCTGACTGTGGAGTTCCTAGTCCCGTACTTGAACAGGAAACTGTTGGTGTTGTCCCGTAGTGGTCAGCTTCCTAAGTATCCTAAGGATCTAGTTGCACCCACTATTATTGCTGGTATCAATGCACTGGGTCGTGGTCAAGACCGTGAGTCTTTGACTGCGTTCATTCAGACGATTGCTCAGACCCTTGGTCCTGAAGCTTTGATGACATTCATCAACGCTGACGAAGCTATCAAGCGGTTGGCAGCAGCACAAGGCATTGATGTTCTTAACCTTGTTAAGAGTGTTGACGAACGTCAAGATGAAGCTGATGCAGCTGCAGAACAAGAGCAACAGATGGCGGCACTGCAGCAAGCGCCGCAACTAATGAAGGCACCTATGATGGATCCTTCTAAGAATCCTAACGCTGAAGCTATTATGGCTGACGCACTTTCACCCGAGTAACACATGGCAGAACTTCTTACCTACGATCCAAGCAACGACCCGCAGGCTATTCAAATTGCCGAAGAACGAGACAAGGAAACTCTCGCTGTTGGTCAAGCTATGGAAGACCAGCAAAACCAACTGCTTGCTGGTAAATACAAGTCTGCTCAGGATCTAGAGCAAGCTTACATTGAGCTGCAAAAAAAACTAGGATCCGGTGAGCAGGAGTCAGAACCTGAACAGGAGACTGAGTCTACTGAAGAGGCTGACGAAACCATTACCATGTTCAACAGTATCGATGATGAACTTGCACAAGGCGGTGAGATCAGTGAAGAATCGATGGCAAAACTTACTGCCATGGATAGTAAAGATCTGGTCGATGCGTATCTTAGGTATCAAAACACCCTAGAAGATGTACCTGTTCAGCAAAGTCGAGAACTGAATGATCAGGAGGTATCAGCTATCTACAACAGTGTAGGTGGTGAACAACAGTACCAGCAGATGACTGCATGGGCTGCAGAAAATCTCGACGCTGACACAGTACAAGCTTTCGACAACGTCATCGAGTCCGGTAACGTTGCCGCTATTAACCTTGCACTGCGAGGTCTCCAATCACAATACAACGACAACGTGGGCTACGAAAACAACATGATTCAAGGCAAACCCGCTCAGGCTAGCAACGGTTACCGTAGTCAAGCTGAGGTTGTTCGTGATATGAACGACCCACGATACGACCGTGACCCTGCTTATCGGCAAGAGGTCATGGACAAACTTGCCAACTCTAATCTTGATTTCTGATGTCTGCTGTTGTTGAAGATCGAGGTCGTCTAAACCTCTACGCAAAAGAACCACCTATGACGATTATGGACGTAACTGAAACCCACAACGAAAAGGCTGAAAAGCTGAACGGTCGCCTGGCTATGCTGGGTGTCATGGCTGCGCTCGGTGCGTATGCAATCACTGGTCAAATTATCCCCGGAGTCTGGTAATGCCTTACGGTCCCGGTACCTACGGCAAGCCCGTTAAGAAAGGTACCAAGAAAAATGGCGGCAAAAAAAAGTAAACGTCGCAAGAATGTCAGTCTCAGGATTGGCAAACACAAATCGAGGACTGGTGGCTTGACTGCTGCTGGTCGTCGTAAATACAACCGTGCAACTGGGTCTAACCTCAAGGCTCCTCAGCCTGGTGGTGGTCCACGCAAGCGGTCCTTCTGCGCTAGAATGAAAGGCGTCAAAGGACCGATGCGAAAGAATGGAAAGCCAACCCGCAAGGCGCTGGCACTACGCAAATGGAAATGCTAAATGGCTAAACAAAAACCTGGTTTGTATGCAAACATCCATGCCAAACGCAAGCGTATCGCTGCTGGGTCTGGTGAAAAAATGAGAAAGCCTGGGTCTAAAGGAGCACCCACGGCTGCTAACTTCCGACGCTCCGCTAAAACTGCTAAGAAAAAGTAACACACACATGAAATCTATTATCGCTTCCGGTCTCCTCCTCGGCATGGCACACGGTGCCGCTATTGCTGGTCCTTACGTGAACGTTGAAACCAACTCTGGTTTCGTCGGCAACGACTACACTGGTTCTGCTACCGACGTCCATGTTGGTGTAGAAGGTGATAACTGGTACCTCCAAGGAGGACCTGCTCTGTTGGCTCCTGATGCAGCTGACGGTGACGTTGAGCTGTCTGGTAAAGCAGGCGGTTCCTACCCCGTGTCTGACAAGCTGTCGGTCTACGGTGAGTTCTCTTTCCTGACTGGAGACGAGACTAACTACGGCACCAAGGTAGGTGCTAAGTATAACTTCTGATTCACAGACAGCCCGCCACTGGATGTGAGCCTTGGGCGGGCTTCATTAAAGTGCTCAAATACATACCCTTGTAAACTACAACACCGCACTTTTAATGACCGCTATTCTTTCACAGAGGCAGTCTCGTTCTACTTGGGAAGAGTTCTGCCGTTGGGTGACGTCCACTAACAACCGTCTTTATGTTGGCTGGTTTGGTATCCTTATGATCCCAACCCTGCTAGCTGCTACTATTTGTTTTGTAACTGCATTTATTGCAGCACCGCCTGTAGACATCGATGGAATCAGAGAACCAGTCGCAGGCTCCCTCCTCTATGGAAACAACATCATATCGGGAGCCGTCGTTCCGAGCAGCAATGCCATCGGACTACACTTCTACCCAATTTGGGAAGCTGCTACACTTGATGAATGGCTCTACAACGGGGGACCGTTCCAGCTCGTCGTGTTCCACTTCCTCATTGGTATCTATTCTTACATGGGACGAGAGTGGGAACTTAGCTATCGACTAGGTATGCGCCCTTGGATCTTCGTTGCTTACTCTGCACCTGTTGCAGCAGCGAGTGCCGTCTTTCTGGTGTATCCCTTCGGACAAGGATCCTTCTCTGATGCAATGCCACTCGGCATTTCAGGTACCTTTAATTATATGTTTGTCTTTCAGGCAGAGCATAATATCCTTATGCATCC